GCCCCGCACTCATCTTATAATCCAACCCCAGCACCGTCATCTTCAGCGGTGCGTTCTGACTGATGGTGATCTGACCATCATAACTGTAACCCAAGATGCCGTGCAGCGTCTTCAGGCCAGTGAACTCCGGCACGTCATCGTCCAAGATGCTGCCACCAAGACGACGGAACGGAATCTCCTTGCCGTTGATCGTTAGTGACTGGGTAGCAAACAATTCGGCATTGACCTCAAAGATGCGCTTCTTGAAGCCTTTGAGCGAGCCGCTGGGAAGGCGCGGCTCCGCTGGAAGGGTCTTTACTTCAGGCGTGAAGTTAAGTCCGACTTGATAGCTTCCAGTCGCTGCTTCTGCGAAAGTGACAGTGTATGGAGAAGCTGGAACAGTCTGGTCAGGATCGACAATACCGTCACGGACAATCTTAACGGTAGCTGCCTCAAGATGGTCCATATTGACTGAAGACGCTGCACCACCTGTTTTGGCACAATCGAGTAGAACATCTTCATCAAACATCTCCACATAGTAAACGGTCGCGGCGTTGACGGTTCGCTTGGTCACGACATAGATCGTGTCAACGTCTACGCCGATATTGATAAACTCGCCATCCGTCGTCCACTCAGACGGAGCGATGACGTTCTGCGAACGAAGCAATGTGTAGCAAGCGATAGAACCGTCATCGCCATTCACGATCATCAAGCGGTCGCCTTCATCCGTGCTAGTCGCCACACGCACGGCGATTTCTTCCGGCGATTTTAGGAGATGCGACGACAGCAGGGAAATCTTAGCAGACGTGTATGCGTTCACCGTATCCGAGAAGATGAACTCTTGCAGGGCCTTGCCCTGCCGCTGGACGTAGAGCGAAGCACCATCAACATTATGGACGCGCAGGCCCGGCTTCATGCCGAAAGCCGTCTGCTGTTTAACGATAAGGCTCGCCGGGGTAATCGGTTCGTCTAGTGCTTGCGGCACATAGAACTCGCCGCCGGTCGTAAACACCTGTAGGTGCCGACCAGAGTAAACGTCCACCACGGCATTGAACGTGCCGGTATCCAGAGTAGCTTCTACCGCATCATCATCCAGCGCCTCGTTCGGCGCAAAGTCGAAGAATGACGCAACGCGAGAGCCCCAGATCGTAGACGGTCGCGCCTTGCTACCGCCAAAATACAAGCGACCTTCATGAAAGGTGACGCTTCGAGGCCAGCCACGGGTCGCAGACCATGTGTCTTCGTAGCCATGTTCAGTCTCAAAGTTGCCAGACGAGATCGTGCTGTCATCGAAAAACGGAATCTCGACAAACGCGCGGACAACGGTGTCGCTGACATACTCAACGATCCGAGCGCGCCCAAATCCATTCAGCACATTGATATACTCGTTAACAGCCGCTGGCTTGAACGCCTTGACCTCGTAGCTTGAAGTTGCGTCTGGCGGCGTGTCCCACGCCGGGAAAACGGTCAAAACCTTAGTAGACGCAACATAATCCTCAACATGACGAGTCTGGCCAGCCCCGGCACCAGAGTTAATCTCAATGAACATTCCGTTCGGCTGGTCATCACTAGTGAAGCTGCTGGCAGCTTTCAACGTGATCGTATTGGACGACCCGGCCTGTGCCGTTCCGGTATCCGTGGTAACGCCAGACGCAGTGATTTCGACATTACCACTGGCGGCGGAAGGCGTGATGTTATACGTCGGTTCATGCGTATCAAGATTAAACGCAAATTTCGGTATGAAATTAAAAACGAGCGTCTCAGCGGTCCACGACGCATCAGTCGCGCCGCGCAGAATTTTGAGCGGCTCAAGGTCTTCGTGGACGACAATCACCGTGTCCGCGCTTTGCGTCCAATTCATCTCAGGCAGAATCGCGGCTGTCAGGTCAGAAACGGTGAGGTAGTCGTTGCCGCTGCCATTGATATCCGTAATCAGAGCGCCGTCCTTGACGACATACATCTTGCCCGGTGTGAAGATCAGAATGTAGCTGTCTGAGACGCTGAACTCGAACGGCACCATCCGCACAGCGTTAGCCGCGCCAGCATCAAGTTCAAAGATGAACTTGGTACCGTCGCGGCGTTTCGCTCCTCCCTGCGGCTGAATGGATACATTCCGAGCCGTAGTGAGACCCGACTTGTACTGAGCAATATCAGTACGCGCCCGGAGCTTCGGATCTAATTCACCAGACGTAAAATCATTCTGGATGCTGACTACGCGCATTAGTAACGAACATCAGTCAGAGGGAACTCGTGGATGACCTGCGCCGGTCGGTCAGCCCCATCAATGTTCATAGCCACACGAACAAGACCACCGCGCATATTGTCACTAGGAGAACCATACGCACGACCGTGGAAGAAGTCTCCCTTTGAGGACTGGTCCGTGATCGGTTCCGCGAACTCTGCCGCCAGTGCATATTTCAGCAACCTCACAAAATAAGGCGGAAATGAGGCGGGTTCTGGACGGAACTGATAATCAATCCAAACCGTCTCGTAGTTAGTGTACAAGCCGCCGCTATAGATTTCAAAGTCGCGCACAGGATTAGCCGACACGGCGCTCGTCGTGAAAACGGCTTTGGGATTGCCGAGGATGTCTCCGGGCAGCGCAAACTTGTATTTCCATTCGTTGATTGGCGCGTCAACCAGACGGCCCAAGGCAACTTTCTTGACGGACCACGAATAGGGATACTGCATCAAAAGCGTATCCTGCGTGTCGTCGTACAGACGGTCAGCAATCTGCGCCTCGTCCGTACCATCGCTGAAGCTGGAAAGCGGAGACGCGCCGAGCATAATCAGCGCGTCAGAACAGATTGATAGCTTGGTATCACCAGCAGCCATGTCGAACCTCTAAAGAGAAAGGGGCGGGCCGAAACCCGCCCCAATCTATTAGTCGCCGTCAGTCGCGGCCAGCGTCGTGCCGTCCGCAACGTCAACAACCCCACTCGCGTTCGACAGAACCTGAGTCAGAGTGCTGACGCGAGTGCCACCAGTCGAGGTCACACAATAGATCAGATCGCCCACCGCGAGGGTGTCCGAAATGCTATTGAAATAACCAGCGGTGTTCACGTCGGCAATCGTGTCGGCGGTCTGATAGGTGTAAATGCTAGGAGCATTACCCTTCTTTGAGGCCGAAACAACGCCCAATCCAGCAGCATCAAAAGCCATGATCTAGTCCTCCTTACTCAGTGCTGCTGATCTTGACGATACCTTCGTCGTCGATGGCAACCGCACCAGCGGAGAACATCGAGGAGACGAGGAAGGACGTCTTCTCAGGCACATAGTTGATTTCGGACTTCTGGCCCATGCCCACGCCCATGCCAATCGCATCACGATGGAAGGCAAAGCTGGTGCGCGTGGACGGGAGCGGCAGACCGCCTTCGTCACGATCACCAAGGGTAATGAACTTGAAGCCGAGGAACGTGTCGATCTCGCCGCGAGCCAGCGCACGGGTCGTGGCAAAATCGGCGCTCGTCAGTTCGGTTTCGTCCAGCAGAGCCGACAGGCCATTCGCATGAATGACAATGCAACGACCTTCAGCCGGGACGTTTTTCGCGTCCAGAGCCTTCTTCGCCGCCAGCAGCTTTGCCAGATTCAGGTTCGTGCCAACGCCACCGATATCAGTACCAACGGTGGACGGCGACGAAGCCGAGTTCAGAGCGTCGATCACAAGCTGATCCATGCGGCGGCCAATCGCGTTGCCCACCACCTGCACCAGTTCACGGCGCTCATCAAAGTTCACCTTCGCCTGATGGAAGATGTCGCTGTATTCCGCCGCGATGTAATCGGACATCGTGGCCGTGACCTGAGAGTAGGACACGTTCAGCGGGGTCACATCAGTCTGGGGAACACGCACAGTGGCCGTACCCTTCCCGATCTTGGGGAATTTGACGACCGAGCCTTCAACATTCATACGTTCGCGGCAAACGCCAGCAAGCATACGCGAAGCCTGATAGGCCTGCTTGACTTCCGCATCGAACATCTGAACGAAGGCGTTAGAAATGCCAACAGCCATTTCTGAGTCCTTTCATTCTGGGTTCAAGACAAAAACGCCTAGCAGGTATCCTTTCGGGCTGCGGCTTGGGCAAATCGACGCCTTGCCCCCAAGCGGGTCAGACGGGCCGCAGGGTTATCCGTCGCCTGATTATATGAACATTTACACGCAAATGTAAATAGGCGGCTTTCGCCGCCTATTCATC